AATAAATTAAATCGTAATATATGATTATTATCATATATTACATTATATAAAAAATACATCTTCAACTGATGTTTCATTATTATTAATAATACGTTCATAAACTTGAAGTAAGTATGGATCTTTTTGTTTTAAAACAATAGAATTTAAAATATCCTTAAAATCAATACTTTCTAAATTTTTATTATCTTTATTTATAAGTTCTGATGATTTATCTTTTTTGGGTTTGAATACAATTTTAATATTTTCAGATATTAAATCTTTATACTTTTTACTTTTCTTGAAAGCTTTAAATTCCTCATGATCACCTGATAATGTTATTTTGATTTTATCTTTAGTTTTTTCTGGTTCATAACTTTCTATTTCTTTTACACCTAAATATAATAATTTTTTACGTGGCAAGTTTAAATTAATTTCATCCACATTGTAATTTACATTATCAACAAAACTTAAATAAGCTACTATATTTTTTTCACTTTCACCAAATGCTATTTGTAATGATGAGCCTGGATAAAAAATATTGGATTGAGGTCTCTGTTTAGAATGAATATGACCAGAAATTACATCAGGAAAATCAAGATCCCATTTATCTCCCTCAATTGATGTGATTGCTCCCATTTTACAACCTAAAAATTCTTGATGAGCAAATATAATTGAACTAGTTTCCCAATCTTCACCTGAATCATTTAAACACTCCTGGAATCTTCCAACAGGTACATAAGGCACAAAAGTAAAGTTTTTATCATCAATATTCTTAAATAAAACGTTATCAACTATAAAAATATTACTCCATTCTTTTAATCCATTCATCCAATGATTATTTGTAAGATACTGTTGGTTGGAGCAGTAATCATGATTACCTACTAAGACGTATGTAGGAGAAATTAATCTCAACATATCTAATAATTCATATGATTTATTTAAAGCCATTGTATGAAGTCTTTCATGATCATGTAAGACATCTCCAGCAACTACAATAAAGGTAGGTTTCTTTTCCAAAGCTAACACTTTAAGTCTTTCTATAAGCAAATTTACCTCAGGAATATTATTAACTTGAATATGTGGATCCCCAATAAACAATATTTCAGTATTCATTATACTTTATTTATAACTTATTAGAAAGTTATAAATATCAATTTTTTTTTAATTACTAAAATTTAAATAACAACATTCTCCATTTGCTCTAAAGTAGCTGTAGGTACAATAACTGGAGATGGAACTGGTTGATTTTTAATTAAAGGACTTTTCAAATTGAATGAATTAGACCTATTTCTAGTTTGAATAGTATTTTGAATTTCATTTTTCTTCTTGTTTTCTTCATTAAAGCGACGAATCATTTTATTCAAATCATTAGCAGATTGTTGATTAAGCACTTCTACAACTTTTTCTAGTTTCACCTTATTATTTTTATGGTCTTCTTCGTGCCAACTATGACATGCTTTGTCTACCCTGTACTCTTCAGTTGGTAATTGAGACCATTTATTCCTAATATGACGAGTTACATAAGATGCGTGAATCATCTTAGCAATTGAGTACAACATGTTTTCATAATTATCAAATGTTTCCTTCATGTGAGGGTAAAGATGTAAAAGCATATCCACATATTCTTGATTCATCCTAACTTGTAAATACCTAAATTTAATACTTGGTTCATTACCACGGGCTTTAAACAAGTGTTGATAATCCTTATGTAGAATCTTATATTGTTTATTATCAGGAGCAAAAATAATCAACCCTTGAAGATCACGAATATCAATATTATTTATATAATCATGAGCTTCTCTCATATTGAGAAAACCATGTTTACGAGGATAGTCAATATTAATATCTTCGGTTAGTACCAATTTTCCTTCCACAAATGTACCAACATGGTATAAATGTGGTTCTTGAGGTGCCTGGCAAACAATACGATTGTCTTCAGTGTTAAGAACCAAAAACATATATTGTTTTTCCGTATCTAAAGTTGATTGAAAACGCGCTAAAATACTTTCTCCTTCTTCAGGAAGAGATTTTTGAAATTTCTCGTTCGTTTTGAATTCATTTTCCAGAGATCTAACAAAAACATCACCAAATGATTCTTTGGAAGCCCATTTACTTTTAAATGCATTAAGTTTACGATGAGTAGATGTATACCACTTTCCTTCAAAATTAAACATACGAATTAATGCTCCTTCGTGAGCATCATAAAAGGAACAATTTTCAAAAATCGGAGAAATATTTCTTTCAATCTCCTCATCATCATGGTGATTATATTCAATCGTATATGGAAAAGCTCTCATAACAATCTTTTGTTCATGAAAAACTACACCACGACATTGCCTAAGTAAACTACTATCATCTGGACCACATTTAACATAACAATATAATTCTAGTCCCGATTCCTCATCGGTATCAGTAATACGTACACGATTACCCAAACTTTCTACTTTATTCCTAGTGAAGGTATTACCTGTAATTGTAGTTTGTTTAGTGTCGACAGATTCCGTATCAAGCTCTTCTGCTGTGGATTTCTGTGGTTCTGTAATGGATGTCATTATAAGTTTTATATTTATATTTTTATTCTTAAATACCTTTTCAAATTTATTTTAAGGTTTTATTCCACTTATTCTAAAATGACAGTTGTTGAAACAATTAAGAACTATTTTTCCAAAGTCTGCCAATGGTTATCATATCTGATATATCCGTCTCCAGAACGAGAGGAATTTGATATTCCGTACACTTTGTTAGAAGATGATGAAGAGAATCGAAATTCTCTTTCCATATATGACCTTGACCCAAACAAGCATGAACATCCCTCTTCGCCCCAAGAGGTACCCCCGCATCATTTAAATGAATCAAATGAAGATTTTCTAAACCAATCTCAGAATCAAATTCTTCAAATAAACGGTCAATCTCCTCAACCAAACTCAAATTATATTCACCTTGACCCCACAAATGAGCTGTGTCAATACAAACCTTTACATTTGCCACTTTTTTCTCTTCTATGTTATTCAAAACCAATGCAAGCTCAGAAATCGTCCGGCAAAGTTTGTTACCCTCCCCGGCGCAATTTTCTAAAAGTAAATAAGAATCAGAATTAGGGAAGTTTATTTTATTAATAGTTTCTGATACTTTCCAATGACCTAGCTCCCTATTAACATTGGAACCTGGGTGAATAATTACCCCTGCTTTATTAGTACTAGTTTTAAACTTAGATACAATATCCAATTCGTATTCCAAAGCCCTAAGCATGCCCCTAACTTTATTATCTATAGTAACATCACCATTCCACACCAAACTTCCTTTAGTAGCTTTTCCAGCTAAATTAGCACAAAAAGGAAAATGACTAAAAAAATTTATTGGAAATTTATTCATCAAGTTTTTTGACAGTTCTATATCAGAATCCATTATTTTATCTCTCTTCCAAGCTGCTTTAGGATCACCCATAAAAAATTGAATTGTATACATACCATGCTTAACCCCCATCAATACTACATCAGATATTTTGCCATTATAAGGCAGATGAGAACCAACCTCCCATTGAGTTTCTAACATTAATGAAGTCATTTAAAAATTTATGATTGATAATAATTTTTTTTTCAATTTTTAAATAACAATGAATATGAAGATTTATAATTTTAAATAAATAAAATATGTTTACTAATAAACGATTAAGAGTAATGGATGAAAAAGATACCTCTTGTAAAAGACGTAAATCGCGTCTTAATTTAAAAGAAACGCCTCCAATAAACTCTTTAGAAGATTTAATAGAAATAGGAAGATCTATAAGGTATTACAAAAATATTAATACTATTATGTTATGGAGAATTACCCCCTATTTAGAAGAATTACAAAATCTTGTTGGGATGGAAAGTTTAAAAGAAACAGTTTTTGAACAAATATTATATTATGTACAAGGAATGCATAGAAGAAATTCTGATAATGAATACTTACATACAGTACTTGTCGGTCCTCCAGGAACTGGTAAAACAACTGTAGCCAAAATTTTCGCTAGAATATACCAAGGTCTTGAAGTATTATCAAAAAATGGACCTTTCAAGATTGCGCACCGTGAAGATTTCGTAGCAGGTTATTTAGGACAGACTTCTATTAAAACTCAAAAATTGTTAAACTCTTGTTTAGGTGGTATACTTTTTATAGATGAAGTTTATTCACTAGGTTCTGGACAAGATGATAAGGATTCTTTTTCAAAAGAAGCAATAGATACTATAGTCAGCTTTTTATCTGAACATACAGATGATTTTTGTTGTATCGTTGCTGGATATGAAAATGATATTAAAAAATGTTTTTTTAGTGTAAATGAGGGATTAGAAAGTAGATTTCAATGGACTCATAAAATTGATGAATATACTTCTTCTGATCTAGCAGAAATATTCATTAGAAAAATTTTAAAAATTAATTGGGATTTAGGAATTGATAAAGATCAAATTATGTCGATCATAGAGAAAAATAAATCATTTTTTTCTAATTCAGGTAGAGATATAGTAAATTTTATTACTAAATGTAAAATAGCTCACTCAAAAAGAGTTATTGGACTAGATAATATACATAAATTTATTCTTACATCAGAAGATTTAGAAAATGGAATCAAAGGGTTAATTAAAAATTCATCAAAAAAAGATGAAGTTATTGAAAAACAACCCGATTTTATGTATATGTGATTATAATATTATAGAAATATTGTATAATATTTTTATAAAAAAACTAATGTTGCTATATATCTATAATCTTTATCTTATTGGATTCATTTCGCATAAATTTTGTACCATTGTTGTATAAACTGTAATATTTTTATTAAAAAATTCATCTGTTAATACTTTAGCTATTAAATTTCCTATTACTTCAAAAGCCTCTTTTTGTAAACCTGCAAATAGAGAAAGATTCATTTTACCAAAAGATAAAAATATAGAATTTTTTATAGATACAATTAAAAACTGTTTTGAATTTTTAAAGTAGATACTTTTTGAAGTACTTTAAAAATTTTTAATTTTCAAATTCTAAACACTGAAATTTATCTCAACACACATCCAAAATGTGCGCAGAAAAACTTTTCCAAAAAAATAAATATTTCTTGATTAAGTTTAGTATGTTATCAGAAAAGTGATACTTCTTTTTTTTGGAGATTATATATTTACATATATATATTTCCTCTAAAACGTATATTTATATATTTACAAATATATAATCTTCTTTTTTCCTAATTATTTATATTTTCTTCTTGAATAGGAAAAAGATTTAAAACTAAAACAGTTGATAAATAAATGACAAATCGTTGTGAATATTGTAATAAAGAATATACTACGAAAGGAAATCTAGTAAAACATCAACGTACTGCTAAATATTGTCTTGAAATTCAAGAAAAAATACATGGAGAAAATTCTGATAAAATAGAACTTAGAACTTTTAATTGTGAATTTTGTACTAAAAAATTTTCACAAAAATCTCACTTATCAAGGCATCTTCCCTTATGTATAGAAAAGTATAAATTTGAAATAGAGAAATTAATGAAAAATAATACCGACAAAGATAATGAAATTGCTAAATTAAAATCTGAAAATGATGAGTTACGAGATGAATTAAAGACCATAGCCTACGAAACTGAGTTACGAATTCTTCGTGAACGTGACGAACGTTCAATGGCTACGGTAGAAGAAATAGCAAAGCAGCCAAAAATTCAGAACAACAATAATAAAATTTTGATAACAACACCTTTAGATTTATCTAAGGAAAGTATTCAGACAGCTATCCAATCAGCTTTCTCTCATGATCATCTTACATTAGGTCAAAAAGGAGTTGCCCAATTTGCTTACAATAATATTTTAAAGGATGAGAATGGCAAGCTTATGTATGTTTGTACGGATCCATCTCGTCAAATATTTCAATATAAATCTGGTGATGGGAAAATTCAAAAAGATGTCAGAGCTACAAAACTTACAAAAGCTATTTTAGATGGAGATATTAAACAAACTTCTCACAAAATAGCATGGGATAATATGAAAGACGGTGATAATGAAATATTTATGACTTACACTAATCATTATCAAGATATACAAGGTATGGAGCAAGATAATAGTGAATTTAGTAAAGAATTAAGTTGTTTAGCAATATAAATGTTTTAGTACACATTTATATTAAAATTTTGAATGAGATATTATTTATCTCCTGGACCTGGATCTTCTCCTTCTGCTCTTCTTCCTGCTTTTCCTGCATTTTTTAGATTTTTGATCTCTTACTTGTCCTTTTTTGCATGACTTACGACGGCACCTGCCAGTTGAGCGGCTTCTAAATTGGCTAGGTTTGCATGATTTGCGACGAGAACGGCTTTTCCTGTCAGATCTCCTACGGCTGGATTTTTTAGCAGGGGATCTCCTAGGTCTGAGACTTTTCCTGCATTCTTTGGTAGCTTTATCCCTAACTTGGCCTTTTCTACAAGGAGAACGTTTACAATGACGGGGTTTCTTTCTACTTCTAACAAATCCTGGTTTACAAGGACCAAGTTTCTTTTTGCATTTACCACTTCTCCTATCACGAACTCTTCCTTCTCCACATGATTTTTTGCGGCACCTACCAGTTTTCCTGTGACGGGCCCAACCGTCTGGACAAACACGGGTTTTAGTACCTCCTGCAATTACCATGGAGATAGAATCAGCAGAAACACCACTAGATGTTGGCATTGAAGAAAATAGACCTGTACTAGAAACAGGTGCTGAAGATGCAGATCCATCAGCATCAACGACAAAATCGGAAAAAGTTACTCCTTCACCAATATCTACTTGGGGCGCAGCTGATGTAGCACCTGGTAGAGGGGCTCCTGCTGATGTAGCACCTGGTAGAGGGGCTCCTGCTGCTTTGGCTGTTGTTGCAGGGACAAAGGAATGTCCTGGAAAATACTCTTGCCAGAAGACTCTTCCATCTATACCATGAACAGCAATCCAATGTTTACCATTAGCGTTGTGGGGACCAGTTCCTAAACAATTGACGGCTTTATAAGCTGGACGCATACGCTTACGATCAGCTGCGAAAGCCTTAACTGGTTTAGTACAATATTCACCTTGAGGGTTCATTTTTAAATCTTTATTTATTTATATTAGGATAAAAAAAATACTTAAAATAAATTTGACTTTAAATCAATTTTGCTAAAAATTGATATATAATGAATATATGTTTTTTATGTAATGAAAAAAGTAAGAAAAAAATTTGTAATAGATGTAAAAAAATCTATAATATAAATAGTTATACAACAAATGTCGTAGAATTTCATAGTTATAAACAACCTAGTTTATCTCAATATTCGGAGTGCTTTATTAAAACATTTATAGAAAATAAAAATTCAGTAGTATTACTATTTTATAGCTTAAATATGGCATTTGTTTTACCTTATCCAGTATGGATTAGATTTGAATATATAAATAAAGTAGTTACACAAGAAGATTTTAAACAAAAACTATTCTACAGATATAAGAAAGAAGGGGCAATTTTTCTTTTATTTGAAGAAATAATAGGTAAAGATTTTTATAGTCAAAATAGCATAAAAAATTTTCATATTTGGACTAAAGTTTTTACATTAGAAAAAGTATCAAATCCTTTATCAGAAGTATTGTGTTACATTGAATAAATTTACATTTATTTATTTTTAATAAATAAATGGATTACTCTATAAAAGAATATAGTACTATTTATGATAGTTTATTAGTGGCTAAAATTAAACGAAAAACTGTTAGGCAATTTTTTCTATTAGTATTACCACCAGAAGTAGCTAATTTATTGAGAAAACTTATACAAAATATTTTACCCAGCTTAATTAAAGAATTTAATAATGAAGAAGATCCAGTTATGAATAAATTTTTTCACAGTAAAGAATACGATGAGCGTTTTTTAGAGGGACCAATTGATAATCCACCATTAAAAGCAGAATTTATTTTTAAAAAGACATCAACATCTTTCAACAAATGGATTTCGCAAATATTAAGTGAAAATTTACAAATTTTCATGAACAGAGTTCATGACCTTAGCAGTACTAAAACAAAAGAAGAAAAACCAGTAAGTACATATACAGAAGCACAAAATCTTTATGATGGTTATTTAAGTATTAGAACTTCTGCAATGCTTTTAGGTTTTGGTGACGGAAACGAAATAGAAGATGGTACAGACTTAATCAGTTCACTTGCTTTTACGATTATTTTAGAAGCTATATCTACACAAATCCTGAATAATTTAATTGATTGCCAATTAAAAAATAATGTAAGACTAACTAAAGTATCTTTACTACCTTTAATTAATAGTATAAGTAAGTTAAAAAATATAAATAAACTGTTTTTTGAAGATAACGAAGCAAATAAAGTTATTAGATTTTGTCTAGATACGAACAAAGACTATTTTCTTTCATTATCACATTTTAATCAGAAATTATTTTACGAATTGTCGCATTATATATTAAGTAATAGTACTAAATACAATCAAAAACAAATTTTAATTAGTAAAAATATAATTAATATATTATATAGCTAAATTATAAATGAATTTTAATCCAAATGTTATTTATGCAGTTTTTTTGGCGGTATCAATCATTGGGGTATTTTTCTTAATAATCTATGTATTAAGTACTTACAAAAAACCATCATTCCAATTTAATAATAATACTGTTGATAGTATTAATAGTGATTTAGGAAGTTTACTAGTCAAAAAAGATAAAACACCGAAAACATATATATCTAAGAGTTTGGGTAAAATTACTTACGAAGGAATAGAAGATTCTTCTCACTTTAGTCTAATAAAATTATTTTTGAATCCAAAAGAAACTATAGTTACTCTTACGAGTAACTATTTGATTGAAATGATTAAAGAGGGTAAATTTCAAAATATACCTTTAGATAAAATTCCTTCAATTCCTTTAGTTTCTAATTATAAATTAGTATTTGATAGTTTAAGTATAACATCAGATCATGATAATATTAATATAGATATTGATAATGCGATTATTCCTCATATTAAATTTCAAGATTGGGCACCAACATTAGATTATAAAGATATAACAATCTCTTATTTTGTTAAAATTCCAAATCTGGCACTTAATCTTTCTGTCAGTGATGATAAAAATAATATAATTTTAAATGTGACAATTGTGTTTAGTATAAATATCGGCATATCGTGTAAATCTAATTGTGAAGTAAAATTTACCAATAATATCAAAGATAATTCAATATTTGGTATTAAAACAACTACACCAGGTATATTTTTAAATTTTACCGACCTAAAATTTAATCTTAAAAATTTCCAATTTGACATAGTAAATGTACATGTGTCAGAAAAAGATAAATATACTTGTCCAGAACCTTATACCAGTCATGGAAACGGATATATATGTACTCAACCAGATGACATACAAACTAAAGAGTGTACTCCAAGTAAAGATCACGATTGTAAGAAATATTCACATTATTTACAAACTAAATATGCAGAAAAATGTGATACAATTTGTGATAATTCAACTAGTTATAAAGGTGTAAAATATTCGAAATGTCCTTGGGTAGATGATACTTCTTTTACAGAATCAGGAGACGGTTGTATGTGGGATAATTCAGTTTGCCCCCCTAATTACACTCCAAGTATGAATACTTGTGTTGTTGATGATAAATCTGATTGGACAACGGAAGAACTATTAATGAAAACATTTGGTATTGTAGATGGAAATGTTGATACAAAGAAAATATCAGATTACATTATAAAAACATTTAATTTCGAAAAATTGATTAGTAATTTTGTTGAAAATAAAATTACTGATGTTAATTACTTTAAATTATACAAATTAGTTCACTCTAAAGCACTAGAAATAGATTTCATTCTAAATGTCACAACAAGTTAATTTGTCTATCTAAATATAAATTATTTAGATAGACGGTCCGTGCAGGGCTCGAACCTACAACCTACCGGTTAACAGCCGGGTGCTCTACCAACTGAGCTAACGAACCTGTAATATAAAATATTTTTTAGATTAATGTTAAGAATACTAGTATTAAACTGTTTATATATTACATTTGCAGAATCATAATTATTATTCTTCATCATCCAAGTTGCTATTACAATTGTCCAAGGAATATTTATACCCAAATCAACAATAGGTGTAACAAGTTCACCCAAGTCATAAGGCACTTTGTGTGATTTATGGAAATTTATGAAATATTCATATATTTCATCTATAGTAAAACAATACCAATTACCATCAATATTCACCAAAATAACATTATTATTTTCACAAGGTTTACAAAAACCTCCTTCACAACCTAAACAACCATATGCTTTACAAAAAGTATCTGGATCTGTGCCATATCGTAATGTAGATAAAGTACCTGTACATGTAATACTATTACATGTAATTTTTGCTGCTTTTATTGGATTATCTGTCTTTTCTGAGCCGTCTACACCATCATGCGCTAGATGTTCGAGATGGACTAATTTATCTTTTATTTCCCATATCTCCTCCTCTACAATCATTAATAACAAATATACCTTTTTCTGGTAATAGTTTATTGTCAAGCATATCTTCTAATGTAATCCAAAATAAATCGTGAATGGAAACGTGTGATTTCCATATTAAATTACTATCTTTATCTCGTACATGACTCAAAAGACCTTTCTTAGTATTATCTAATATATATTTAGCTTTTTCCAAAAAATATTCTTTATACTTCCTACCTTCTGTATTTGATGATAGGAACAATAGATTTAATAAATTTTCATTTATAAAGTCTATATCTTTTTCTGTTTCGATTTTTTTCTTTTTAAGTTCACCTAAATTTAATTTATATGCATCAGGAATTTTCTCCTTAGAACCCTCTACCATAAACCTTTTATTTGCTTCATCAGGTATTGGATCTTTAAAATCGTATAAACCACATGGAATAAACCCCCTTTCTCCCTCTAGTTCAACTACAAACCCTCCCTCATATCTGTCTGCTGCTGGGAAACATGTTAATAAATTGAAAATGTAATTAAAAGTTTCATTGGCATATATAGTAAAATAAGTTTTATAAGTACTCAGATGAGTATTATTCAAATTATACTCTTTAAATTTTCTAAAAGCAGTTGAGGTACATATTTTAATTATATCGTCAGTTGAAAATTCAGCTATACACTTTTGTCTAATATATTTTATTTAGTATTATCTTATTTTCAAACAAAATTAATTTATAATTATACTAATATTGATTTTCAATATTTAAAAATCGACAATGGATTCATAAAGGTTTATCTTAGTGCTATATTAGGATATACAACAATAAGTTCAGTAGGAATAATTTGTGATTTATATTCAAATTATAATCATAAATTTAAGATACAACCAAAATGTTTGAATTACAAGGAATATGCACAATCATTATCTTTATCATTATTTAATTTAATATTTATAACACCTATTGTTACAATACCTATATGGGAATATTTTAATAAAAAATATGAATATTTTTACATTAAATCTGAAGATACACAAATAATTTTAAGTAATGAAATTTTATGTTTTACGGGTTGTATATTATTTGTTGAAATATGGTTTTACGTAACCCATCTTTTATTCCATACTGATTTCCTATATAAAAATATACATAAATTACACCATAAATATAAATATCCTGTTGCTTCTGCATGTGTATTTGCGCACCCAATAGAATTTGCTATTGGTAACTTATTAGGTGTTATTTTAGGACCTTTTTTTACTAATTGTCATATATATACCTTTTGTATGTGGGTATGTTTTGCATTATTATCAACAGGGGGATCCCATAGTGGATACTATATCCTTGGAGGGGAGGAGCATGATATACATCATAAATATTTTAAATATAATTACGGTAGTATAGGTTTAATGGATAAAATATTTGGTACTAATTATTACATATGATCACTTTCTGTTCCATCCTCATTTATAACTAGTACATCTCTCCATGTTGCTGTGTTTCTCAAATTAGCAATAAGTATTAAATCTGTTTCTTGAATCTTAGCTAAAAGCGCTTTAGCAATATCCACTTCATCTGGTGGAGCATTATTAGTTTGTAATAAATTTATATTATTTTGTATAAATGGTAATTTACTTGTACATCTTTCATGGAAACTTGTAACTAATTCTTCTATAGATTCCTGAGGAACTTCAAAAGAATTTTGAACCCTTTTTATTATTTCTTCTTCGCTAAGAGGAATAGTATTATATGTATAGAAATAAGATAAGAAACCTCTATTATCTTTTACACAATTCTGTAATTCTTTACAATATTGGTCAATTTGATAATTTAACATTTGTTTTAAGTGGTTACATAATAGTCCTACTAGTTCCTGTCTTCTATTAAAATTATCTTCAAAACCTTGTATAGCCATTGGTTGGTCAGCTTTAACCATTTCAAAATCATCCATTTTATTATAATTAAATAATAATATATACATAAAAAATATATAATAAATGAATATTTATAGTTTAGATTTACCATTACTTACAAGAACTGTATCATATTACGCTCTTTCACGTATTGGTTTTGAGGGAGTATTTGACGTATTATTAAAAATGAAACCATTAAAAATTGGCCTATGTCATCTTGGCTTTTAAGTATTTTTCATGAACTTGCAATAATTCCACTTGTTAATTACTTTTGTTCTACTAACACATTATATTTGACTACAGCTTCTTATTATATTGCTGATTTTGCTTGGTTTTTTCGTGAAGGTACATTTCATAGACTTTTATTTCATCATTTAGCTTCTATATCAATTCTTATGACTGGTTTACTCATGTTACCAGAAGAAGAAAAGGAAAATTTAAAACCTAATATTTTAGCATTAACCTATGGGTCCGCTTGTTTAAATATAAGAGGGTTTTTTAATGGAACAGGTTTTTTATATTTACATGATTTTTATTATGGGTTAGTGTATTTAGCTTCAAGAATCTATGCGGTTATGACTTTATTTAAAGCATCGAAGATATCTGTGTTGGTTGCTATTCCTTTACTTGTGCATAATTTAAAAATAATAAAAATTTTGTTATTTAGAAGAAAGTCTTAATAAATTCACATTTTATACTTTTTGGAGTATAAAATGTATATTTTTTGGTGGACATCTACAAAACTGGGAAACCGAGGGCTCCTCCGCTGATACGAATGATATTGTTGTTAACAGCGGTGACGATGAATTCGTATGTTTGGCCACCGTTGGGATTGGATTCGGCATTGTAAGCTCCGGCGGCTGTGATAGCAGCTGTGGATGCTTCTGGGACAATGGAAACGTTGGTGAGTTTACCATAGTTAGTAGAACCCATTGGATCAAGACAGATAAAGTCAAGAGAGTAGGAATAACTGTGGTAACCAGTTTCAAGAGGAATAATTGGTGCGTGGAAGTATGGGTTGACAAGAGAGAAGTAGTCGGAACCCATTTGTGCGAGACGGTTAGTGTTTTCGTAGATGAGGGATGTTTGGAGGATTGGATCGGCAGAACCAACTGGGGTGTAGTTAACCATGGTACCGTTATTATGAGGAGAAAGTGTAATGTAGTTAGACCATTCAGACTTCCATGTAGTGTTACGGACAGAGAAGAAAAGAACTTTGATGGCATGGGAGAAACGGACGTCGAAGTTTTGTTGGGCTGTGGTTGCTGGGGTAAAGGATTGACGAGGAGCAGTTTGAACTTGTTCAATGAGGAGATCACGTGGAGCACATGCCATACGTTTACGTTCATCATTAGAGACAATAGCGTAGTTGGCCCAAACTTGAGTGTTTCCGATAACTGGAGCACCTCCAAAGTCGCTTGCGAGTGGGTTAACACGTTGTTCACCAGTCGTAACACCGCTATTTTCAAGAATAAGAAGTTGGTCCCAATCACGGAATGCGAATTGGATACGCATTTCATTGTATGGAAGAGCAGCAGTTGGGAGAGCGACACCAGAATCACGACTATAGAAAAATGGAAGTGGAAGATTAAGTGTCATGGATGGGATAGAATTAGTAGGTCCAGGGATATGAGGAGCTGTGAGATCATCAACATTACCAATCATGTTATTGTATCCGTTACGTTTACCTGCTGGGACAGTGAAGGCGGCCCAGAAATCAAGATGGTAGTTATCAAAACGAGCAGCTACGAGATCATTGAAAGTAATGCAACATTCACGGATAAGATTGTGCATTAAATTACGAGTCCAGCGGCAACGAGCAGCGGTATTACCAGCATTATTTTCGGATTGTAAAGTGACAGCTGGTGTAGTAACACGAAGCCAAGTTTGGAGCATGTAATCTCCTGCACGGGAAATAGAGACAGACCATTCTTGACCAAAAGCTGGGGAGCCGGAAGCACGGGAAAGAACTACGGGAACTTGAGTAAACCAAGTTGATCTCCTTGTTTCACGAACAAAATATGCCGTGGCGTCAGCGCCACCATAGAGGTATTTTTCGATTTCATCGAAAGTTGCGAGATCGATGAATCCAGATGTTACATTAGACGTACAGATTGATGCCATTGTTTTATATTAAGCAAGATTAAAATTTGTTTTTATAAATATCTCTTTAAACAGTTCTAAATTTTAAAATTTTAAAAATGAACTTAAATGAAACATTTAATCGTATAAAAGCTATGACAGAAGTAGATATTTTTGCGATAGACGCTAAAATACGTAAAAATTTTGAAAAAGAACTATATAAACTCAATATATATGAAACTAAACTTTCTGAAATTGATTCTATCTTAGAAAACATTGATTTTAAATTACAAACTAAGGACAATCTTATTTCATCTAGAAACGAGCTAGCTGATAATATCGAAGATATTAAAATGAGAAAAAGTTTCAATTTTTACTTAGCAGAGTCTCTCCCTTACATTGAAGAGTATAAACAGATTTTAAAAACTCCAGTAAAAGTTAATTTTATGGGAAAAGCATCCTTAAATTCTAAACAGAAAAAACAATTAATTAAGAATTTTATTCAGGTAGCTATTAAATATGTTGATATAGAATTAGATCAATATGAAAAAAATGCAAATATTGTATGCTCTAATTGTAAAAACAAAAAAGATTTCGATATAATTGATAATATGCTTTATATTTGCTGTAGATGCTACGCTAGACAACCCATTATTAAACATAACTCTTCCTATAATGATATTGACAGAGTAAATATCTCAAGCAAATATATGTATGATCCTAAAATACATTTCCGAGATTGTATCAAACAATACCAAGGAAAACAAAATTGTAGCATATCACCAGAAGTTTACGAAAAATTAGAAGAACAATTTAAATTACATTATCTCCTCGAAGGCGATGAAGACACCCCACGAAAAGAAAGATTCAAAAATGTCACCAAAAACCAAATCATCATCTTCCTTAAAGAACTAGATCACCCAAAACACTACGAAAACGTACATCTTATACACTACAATATAACAGGAATTAAACCAAATGATATCAGCCACCTTGAAGAAAAATTATTAGATGACTTCGACAGACTCATCGAACTATACCACAGAAAATTCAAAAATATTAAACGCAAAAATTTTATAAATACCCAATATGTACTATATCAACTTCTACAACACCATAAATACCCCTGCGAAAAAGAAGACTTTATCATCCTAAAAACTGTTGATAGAAAATTCTTCCACGACGAAGTCACACGGGAGTTATTTACTAGCCTCGGTTGGAATCACAGTCCATACTTTTGACCTCTCTGGACTGGACTCAGATGCTTAAAAATAAATTTAAATATTAAATTATAAAATATAATATAATATCAAAAATGGTTCAATTGCTAGATTTACAAAATAAAGCTAAAGAATATAACGGAAGATGTTTGTCAACAAAGTATATAACTTGTGAAACAAAATACTTATGGGAATGTAAAAAAAATCACCAATGGGAAGCTACATGGTCAAATGTTGGATATAAAAACTCAACTTGGTGTAAGATTTGTTCAATTGAAGAATCAAAAACTTATTTTGATTTAGAAATGGGTAAAAATATTGCAAAAGAAAAAGGAGGAGATTGTTTGAAGCAAACGAGAGGTACTGAAAGTGGGAATAGTGGTATCTATTTGTGGCAATGTTGTAAAGGGCATATATGGGAAACATCTGCTAGTAATATTTTAGTTAATAAAACTTGGTGTAAACAATGTCAAAAATTAACTATTGAAGATTGTATTGAAGAAGCAAATAAAAGAGATGGGAAATGTTTGGATTCAGTTTATATTAATAGACGCACTAAAATGAATTGGGAATGTAAAAACGGTCATAGGTTTAGTTTAACTATGGGTAATGTGAGAAATTCAAATCGATGGTGTCGTGAATGTTTTGTAGATAAACAAAAATTAGATATAAGTGAAGCTCATAAAATTGCTAAAGAAAATAATGGCGAATGTTTATCAACCAATTATGTTAATCTAGAGTCTCCATTAAAATGGAGATGTGAATTTGGACATGAATGGGAAGTTGCTTTAATGGGGATAAGACATTGGGGTAATTGGTGTCCTCACTGTAAATATAAATCCGAACAAGCAACTCGTGAAATATTTGAAAAACTGTTTAATGAAAAATTTCCTAAAGTTCATTTACCATTTATGGAAAGATTGGAGTTAGATGGGTATTGCGAAAAATTTAATATTGCTTTTGAGTATCAAGGGATTCAACATTACGAATTTAATTCTTTTTTTCATAATTCTATTCAAGATTTTGAAAAACAAAAAGAAAGAGATCAAAGAAATAAAAAATTATGCCTTCAAAATAATATTAAGCTCGTCGAAATTTCTTGTAAGTATAATTATAAAAATGAAGAAGAATTAATTAAGTATGTTAGACAGAGTATTGAAGAACAAGGGGAATGGATTTTTATTGATGTATGATTATAAAATAATGTATTTTGTAATATTTTATATTACAAAAAATTTAGTTGTAATCTATTGTATTAGTTTCACTAATTCTTCTTTTGATAAATCCAAAGATCGTAGTAATTTTAACTCTTCCTGTTCTTTTATATTTTGTTTTTCCATTTTCATATTTTCCTTGTTTATCATTTCCTTTTCACTTTCAGACATACTTCGTTTAGGTCTTTCTTTATCAAAAGGAGATTTTATCAGAATGTCTCCTTCTTTAGTAATGAAAACTCTTTTGTATTTGCTTTTTCCCAATAATGTTGCAAATTGAGATTTAAAATTACATTCAAGGCAACTAGGGTTTGCTTCGTCAATACCAGGTCTAATTTCTTGCTTTTTACAATCGTGTTCTTCAATTATGTTATCTTCACACCAATGAATTTCATCAGAGCAATTAGATACATTTTTTATTATTTGAAAATCATGCTCTAAACATTTAATGTAAGCTTTACATGTTTCAGAATGGTTAAATAATCCTATTTCTGTTCCTTCTGTATCGCAATGAACTAATAAATATCTTTTAAATTCATTAGACAAATTTTCCCAAGATATATTAATAACTTTGTCTAAAAGGGAATTTTGTGTTAGAAATAAATCAGAAACAAAATTCATTAGTGTCATATAATTAAGTCCACACATTACTAAATATTCTAAGTGTGATTCGGTAATAGTAACATCCATAAAATAGTGATTCACACCATCTATGTTATATGAAAATTGTATTTTATTTGATTTATCTTTCCCTATTAATGGTGTAGTTATAAGAAATAAATTTAGTTTTTGAGAATAACTGGTTAAATATTCTTTAATATATTCTAGAAAATCTTTATTTCCTACTAATTCAAAATTTTTACTGTTAGTTGTATCCTTAAAATAAGTATCATATGCTTTACCACCTTTAATATAATAATCTGTTCTATTAGTTAGCATACTAGGTATTACAACTTCTTGAAATTCTTTCATATCAAAATTTCTTGTTTTTTCCATTTTTTTTAAATAAATATTTTTATTTTATGATAAAATAAATATTTTTATTTTATCATAAATGCTTTAATGTATTAAGAATTATTTAAAGATTTTGTTATATGTATTTTCATCTAATATATCTTTAGCATATTCCGTCATAGTTACATTACTAGGATTATATTTGGTGTATTTACTTTCTAAATCAAAAAAGTTCATAAGTTCAACATTCTTTGTTGATTTAAGATATATCCATAGTTCTTTCATATCACCAAATTTTCCGTTTTTAGCAAATATATTATCTATACTCCTTTTATTAAAGTATTCTTCATAATCATCTGATAAACTCAGTGATGAAATAAAAGACAAAAATCTTATCCAGTAATCTACGTATTGTATATTAGGTAAATTTGGTAACATTCTAAATTCGACAAAAACATTTTCAGAATATGTAATACTTTTATCATCTTCAAGAACAATCCCTTTTATATTTAATGTAGTGTATTTTGGTTCTTGTCCAAAAATATTTTTACCTTCTTTATCTCGAGCATAATATAATTCCCAATTTTCATATTCTTTTTCTTTCTTTGGTTTTAGTACGTCTTTTTTCATATCTATCCTCTTTTTTCTTCTACTTTCCACACTAGCTAGTTGTATTTGTTCTCTAACACTAAAGCTTTCATTATTTCCTGGTTCATCAATAGATTGAATTGTTCTAGAATCTATGAAATCAGCTTTTAGTTTCGATTGAACTGAATGAGCGAAATCATTACCATAAGCTAGTCTGAAAGATGGTATTTTATCTAGAATACTTTTTTCGAATTTAAACCAAAATCTTAGTAGATTTCTTAACCAAATCTTAGTTAATTGTAAGTTATTTTTAACTAATTGGTTTCCAATGCTAATATGCATTCCTTGAGAAGTATTCATTTCATAAAATACTTTATCGTTAAAAATTACACTGCTTACAATATGATTAAATGAATCTATCTCTGGGAATCTATATATTCTACTTACTAGTTCAATGGCTAACATATTAGTTTGACATAAAGTGAAATAAGATTGTTCATCAATATTACTATGTTCCGATTGAATTAATCCAGTAGTATTAATAAATTTAAGTAGATAGCCAAGTTCTATATCAATTTGTTTTATTGAATCTTTGATAAATTGTTGTGAAAAAATTTTTGACTCTTCATCATCGTATCTTATATCCTCGTCATCATTTAAATCAGTTTCCATCTCTTCTTCCATTTCTTGAATTAGTTCTCTTAATTCATCATCAGATTGTCCTGATAAAGTTAGACCAGAATAAATTTCTAGTAATTGATCAAGTAAAAGGTTATATCTTTGGTATTTATATATTAGATTTTTATCAAAACTTACATCATATTTTAATCTTTCTTCTTCCTTTCGAATTGCTACTTTAGTAGAAAGTACTTTATATAATTGTGTTTGTATTTCTTTTTGAATACTTTTATAGCCACATTTAATAGATAAATCAACTAATTGCCATTTGGAATAATCAGGTAATTCATGTTGAAAAATAAATTGTTCATTTAATGAATTACTATTTAAAATTGATAAAAGAGTATCCCCAATTGGTTCGTCTGTATTATCAACTAAACAAACACATAACTCATATTCTACTCCAAATGTAGAGTTTTGAATGCTTTCACCAATATCAATATTCGACATGTTTATTTAATAATAAATAAATTAATTTATTTAGTATTAAATAAATGCCTTACTATATTAAATTAGATAATAATGTAACAATGGAATCTAATTATAAAAATCCTCCAATTAGCTATATGAATAAATTATCGGTGCGAAGAGCAAAAACGGGAGAATATGGTCCAGTAAATCTCTATAAGATAATTAGTCCTGATGAGAGATATGAAATAAAATATAATTTCGATAAAGAAAAGATAGTAGTAAATTCTACTACTGATAGAATGAAAAGTAGGAAATTACAAAATAAAATACCTGTTAGTCATTGTAAACCTTTAGTTTTAAAAAAATATAAATGGTATAACCCAGGTGAAATATCAAAAAAATTAAAATATAAATTTACTGATGGATCTAGTTCTGACGATGCTAATGTATTTGGTGATTCAGGATTTTTAATGATACATCGAAAACATGACGTTAATATACCATTTTTGAATTTATTAGATTGTGAGAAAGAAATGTATGAAAGATTTGGTATAAGAATTTATAATGAAGAGGAAACTTTACCCAAATTAAAAGGTAAAAAAGATATTTATGTAGTATCTTATAGAATTAATGAGAATTTTGCTTCAGAATATGTACACTCTTCAAAAGGACCAGGTATATTTTTGGAATATCATGATTTTCCTCATTATTTTACTCCTGTTAGTCAAGATTTTAGAGGCCCAGTAGTTGTAGGTAAATTTAATAAAAGGAAAGAGTTAGAATTAGTAGGATTAAATTTGCCTATAGGAAAAACAGTTTATTTTCCACCAAATTTAATACATAATGATTGGTATGTTGTTGGAAAAGTAGCAACTACAGTTAGTGTAGATGAAAGTAATACAGTTTTTGTTAGGGGATTTAATGCTAAAAAAATTGCTATGCATTTTAAATATAAACCAATAACAACTTAATTTATTTTTATTAATAAATGAATATAGACATTATTGTTATTAGTATCTTTCTTATCATTTCAGTAATGATATATATTGGATATAAAAAAGAATATTTCATCTTGGGGATAAAAAAAGGTAATAGAAAAGGATATAGAAAAAAATCATCGAGATTTTCTAAAAAAAGTTATTATAGATAATGACTTATATGGTCAATTTCTTCACGATCAATATTTCTAAAATTTAAAATAGTGATTATTAAAAATCTTATTGAGAAATAATTAAGTAAACATAATCCAATTATTATTAATAATAAATTTAGAATTAATATATTTATTGTATAATCGATGAAGTGGGTTTGAATAAACATTATATAATAGTATAATGTTTAAAAACAAAAAATCAATTTTATCTTTTGTAACAACAAGAGGTTCTTGGTCTAGATGGTTATTATGTAATAAATCTACAATTTCTACATCGATAAGTAATATAAAAAATAAATTTGGTATAAAATAATTAAGGGTTTTTCACCAGCTGGGATAAAACCTAGGAAAATTTAGTAGAAAATCAAATAAATAATATTTATAAAATGATATTAATTTATGGTCTCCTGGATTATCCTGGTGTAATGTAAACACAGACTGCCCTGTTCAACCAGATTACGAGTGTACTAGTAAATTTGGTTATTGTAAATACGCGCCAGGCGCAGGGAGTGATCATAACGCTAAATATAAAATTACAGCAAAAAGTTAAATCTGATATTTAATTATCTATTTTTTTGACATCTTTACAAATATAAAGATGGCGGCAATTAAAAGTACACCTCCTCCGATACAGAGAGCTATTAAAAGTGCATGATTACCTGATTTACTACTTTTGCATACTTTGCAATTAAGTACATCTTGTTTAACTTTTTTTAACTGATCGGCAGTCAAAGCCTTAGTTGCTGTTTTTAATGCTGTGGGGACATCTTTTGCTTTACCATTAGCCCACTTACAATAGGATTCGTCTACTGTTTTACAATCTACAGTAAATGAAGTTTTAGTTCCAGTTCCGCTCATTTATTAGAATGAAATATTTTATCTTTGTTAAATAATATTCTAAAATTGATTTCCAAATAAATTAAGGTAATTTTATATTATTATATTTATATAAAATTAAGACTGTTCTAAAGATATACTTTTAATTACATTTAGTAAAGCTTTA